GTCCATCGCGTGACGCGCCAGCGCCTGAACCGCCAGTTGCTCATCCGTCTTGCTGATCCCCGCTTTACCGAAGAAAGCAGCCAGGCCAAACCGTGCGCGGCTGCTGGTGGTGCCGATGGCAGCCATTACATCTGTACCGGTGATACGATCCGGAGAGGTTCCTTTCACGTCGTCGCTGATGTGCATCCCTTGAGGGCTGAAATGTTTAAGCGCTGATTCCAGTTTCATTGAATGGTATCTCCTTTCTCAGCGGTGCCAAACCAGCCAGGGTGTGCCCACAGGATATCGGTAATTTTACCGCCGTTTCCCCATAGCGATAACGCGCGCATCGCAACGTAGTGCATGAGGATTTTTTCATGCTCTCGCCAATCATCATCAGGAGTGTCTTCAACAAATTCAGCGATTGCCTCAGCGATAAGACCGAAACACTCAGGAAAGTCACTATGACCGATTGCAATGTCTTTGGCCGTTTCCTGAAGCTCCAAAAAACGCTGCTTGGTAAAGAGGTACGACATTTCTCTAATTAGGCGATCCATTTTTAATACCTCGTTGCGTTGGTGGCTTCCCACTCAATATCAAGTTCACTTTGCTGTTTGCCGGCCAAGTAGTTGAAGGGCCCTTTATCACCTTCGATAAACTGGTGCGAGCGGGAATCAAAATTGGCTCCTATGTCTCCGATCCAGCCTTCCCCCTCACGTTGTTTCAACAGGCGAATCATTGAGGCGGGCATTTGGATAGCAGTCTGCTCGTCCTTATCAAGGCTCTCATAACCCATTCTTTCAGCCTTGCGCTGCGCCAGTTCGCGCGGGATGTTACGCCAGACGGCCATAACGTTGTCGGGCATGTCGGTTAAAGCGCCAGTGCCTTTTACGTCCATCTTTCCGGTTGGAGCGGAGTCGTTTGTTTTTCTGGCGTGGGTAACCAGCAGGACGTGACAGTTATGCTCATTCTTGAAGTCGCACAGCGTATCGATGAAGTCCTTTTGACCTGTATAGTCTTCTTCGTCTAAGCCACATTTAGCCAGGTTATCTATGACGAACAGCTCAATGCCATAGCGGCGCCGGGCATAGGCAAAAATCTCAAGAAGCCGGTCTGCTTTGGCCGTTCCGGTAAGTTTGAATACCCAAAGGCGGTCAGAAAACCATTCGTTGGTCATAATGATTTCTTCACGTTTCGGTGAGGAAGTGCAGATGGTTTGCCGCGTGAGTCGGGCAAGCATTTTGCCTGGTTTAAGCTCCAGAGAAGCAATACACGTCCTGACGCCCTGACTCATCGCATCAATCGCGATATGTCCAACGAGCTCTGTTTTTCCATGTCCATTCACCCCATTGACGAGGGTCAGTTCACCGGCACGGAACTTAAAGTTGTTGTTCAGCGAAGCCCATGGGCTTGTAAACAGACCGGTATCCCGATGTTCGAATGCCTCGATAGTTTCCTGAAGCAAGTCCCCTGCTGAGCAAAGCTCATCGGGATCGAAGAATTTGGCGCGCTCCATGTATTCCAGAATGGAGTCGCTGTCCATGCCGTTCATCAGGCAATCGTTGATATCTTTGTGGGGAAGTTCAACCATGCGGCAACGATGTTCCCCAAGACGTCTGGCGATTTCTTTTGCAGCTTCACGGCCTACATCGTCGTTGTCCAGGCACAGCCAAATTTCCTGGAAGCGATCGAGGTTATGGTATTCATATTCAATCCACTGCTGTTTGGCACCCTTACCGCCGCCAAAGGGAACAGACAGGGCATCATAGCCAAGCTGCGTGAAGGTCATGCAGTCAATCTCCCCCTCGCACAGCACTACCAGGCGGGTATTTTTATCCAGCGCCTGCCAGCCAAACAGGCATGGTTCACAATCAGCTTCAGCCATAATTAGCTTTTTGCCGTTTGGCCGTTCGGTACCGATACGTTTTACCTGAAGCAGTTCGCCGTTCCGGATATACGGAAATGCCACGGCAGGCACCTCTCGGTTTTCGTCGTGGTACCAGACCACCGCATCTGTCACTTTAAAACGATCGGCCGTTTCACGGGTAATGCCACGTGAAGCAAGATAGTCGTAGCATTTGCTGGCCGATTTAACGCCCTTCTTCGTCGGGCGAGAGAACGTTTTTTTCTTCGCTTCGAAGTGGTGATCGTCATCTTTCAGGCCAAGAAACTCTTTCGCCTCTCGCATTGCATCGTGCAGTTGGCAATTACGCACCAGCACCCAGAGATCCAGCAGGTCACCACTGTCTCCGCTGGCAAAGTCAGCCCATGATTTTTTACCGCCGATATTGACCTTGAGGCTTTTGCCTGAGTCACCGTTCGTATTGCCAGCACACCACTCCTTCCCCTCCAGATGTCCTTTCGGAAGGAGAAACTTAGCGACGCGTTCAGCGTTATCCCATAGTTTTTCTGATAGTTCAGCTGGGCTCATAACTCACAAACTCCGTAAATCGAATTTAACAAAAAACCATCTCACAAATCCCTCGCACAGAACGCCGTGGTTATATCCGGCCACCAGCACACGCTTGAGGAGTATTTTCATGGGCGATACCCGCCACGGTTCATGCGATCGATCGCTGACTGATTGATAAACACTTCGGCAGAGCCGTCATCAGACTTTGCGTACCACTCGTAGCGAGACTGGTCTTGTCGGGTAGGGACTTTGTTTTCCTGGGTCTCTACCAGCCACGGTTCATCGAAATGTTTATCCGGCCCGAAGAACGTCGCCGCTTGCTTAACGAACGAAGTACCGATCTTTCCCTCAGAGGCCATGAAAGCTGCGTAGCGCTTAACCCCTTCCAGCATCGTCTCTGGTTTTACTCCCTGTTTAATACGTGCGTTCCAGGCTTTGAATGCGCTTAGCTTGTTATTTCCACCGCTACGTTTTGGGTATGCCTGCCAGGCTTCTTCAAATGCAGGAGAATAATCAGTTGAAGATTTCACTTTCGGTGTGTCGGCTTCAGCCGATGCACCAAGATATTTATTCTCTGTATTAATCTTCTGTGTAGTCTCCTGGTAATCTACTGTATGAATGGATGCGGAATTTCCACATGACTGCTCGTTTGTTTTCCCCATACCTGCATGCTGGTTTTCCGCATCACTGTTTGCGGAAATTCCGCATCCTTGTTTGTTGGTTTTCCCCATACCTGCATGCTGGTTTTCGCCGAGTAGAAGTTCTTCCAAGCGCTCCTGGTTTACTCTGAAATATAATTTTGCTGGGATGCCACGTTTTGCTTCTTCCAGTACGCCACAGGAAACCAGCTTTTTACGCGCTCCCTCTTGTTCGTAACGCGTTAATCCAGTCTCTTCTTCGAGATCTGACTGGGTTTTGTAGAACCAATTCCCTTCCATGCGGTTCTGCCAATAGACAATCTGTGACAATAGCAATGCACCTGTAATACCCACGCCAAGGCGAACGAAGGACCGTTGAAAGGCTATTGGACGATCAACGAGCTGTAAGAAATTGCTCACTCCACAACCCTCCTGAAATAATTTTGAAACTTCCAGACAGGCTGCATGCATTCATGCTGATAATTCTGCCTGGTGAAGTACACCTGCTGTTTATCCCGATTCCAGCCGGTGACATGCACAATCACACCGCGCGGATCGCGATAATCGATATCCAATGGCTTAACTTGGTTTTCTGTAGTGATTGGATGTGACATGTCACACCTCATTGCCCGGATGTGGGAAAACAAGCATTTCTCGCTTGAGGGGTTTTTTACCCACAAAAGTTCTACTTGCTGCTTCAATAGAAGTTGCAAGTTTTGGTGACGCATTTCTGTATCCGTAGGCAATAAGATTCAAATATCCTATTGATGTACCGCTCTTAACTGCCAAAGCGTGCCATTCTTCTTTAGTGGAAGCACGACGCCAGGAAAGAAGTTCGTTTTCCATACCCACACCTCAATTTATCATTTTGGTAAAGTTTATCTTTACGATAACTATGAGGCAAGATAAATTTATCAAATTGGGTATTTATCATATTGCTAAAAAGTGGGAGTATTTGGTCATGGACATAAAAAACATTCGACGTCAGAACCTAAACAGGTTGATTGGTGAGTACATCGTGGAAGGTTATACCAAGGCACAAATTGCTGAAAAAATTGGTATACCCCCTTCTCAACTGAGTCAGTTATCTGGCTCTAACGCCTCTCGTAACATTGGTGACATAATAGCTAGGAGAATTGAGTCAAGTATGGGCCTGCCCCATGGCTGGATGGATTCAAAGAGAGCAGATGTTGATGCATCTGGTACCAAGCCTAACTTTTTCATAAATCCACTGACAAAAAATCAGCAACAATACCGAATTGAGGTGCTGGACACTGAGTTCAGTTGCGGAAGTGGCAGGATGAACATGGACTATCCTGAAATAGTTAAATCGATTGAACTTGATCCAGAGGAGGCTAAAAGGATGTTTGGTGGGCGTAGCCCTACCTCCCTGAAAATCTGCACGGTTGTCGGCGATAGCATGCTCGGGACTATTTTCCCTGGGGATCTTGTCGTTATAGACGTTACGGTAAACCGGTTGATAGGTGATGGGATTTATGCGTTCGTTTATGGTTACAACTTTCATATCAAACGCTTACAGCTGCTTAAGGACAAGCTGGTAGTCATCAGCGATAATTCAACTTACGAAAAATGGTTTGTATCTGAAACTGATCAAAGCGAGTTTCACATTCAGGGCTTAGTTGTCGGTAGATGGCAAATGTCATACAACCGTTTGGGGTGAGACTCATACATATAAAAAACCAGCTTCGGCTGGTTTTTTTATGCCCTGCACAAAATAATTTACTATATATATCAATATCATAACCATTAATTTATCATAATTTATCAAAAAGATATTTACCAAAATTTATCTTTGAGATAAAGTTCATTCATCGGCAAACAACGGAGCCAATGAAATGAATACTCAAATCACCGTAGCCAAAACCATCGGCAAAAGAATATTAAATCAAAGATCTTCGCTTCGACTGTCTCAGGATTTTTTGGCTGATCATCTTGGTTTAACAACCGAAACCATTAACAACTGGGAAACGGAAAAAACTGTTCCGTTTGCTGACCAGTTAATCCAATTGGCTAACATTCTTCATTCTGATGTTCTGTGGCTCATTTCAGGAAACGAGCAGTGTGGTGAATTTACAGAGCCAACAAGCATTATAACTTCCAATCAACTTAATTCATGGTCTGCGGATATTGGCAATTGCAGAATGGCTTTATCCAACGCTATGGATTGTATGCCTCCGGAATTGTCGGCTATCGGTACGCTAACTATCGTTTATGAAAAATTAGACGACTTGCAAGAAACCATCTGCAAGCAAGCCGACAAGATTTAAATTTAATTAACATTATTGAATTAACACCTTTCTTGGTGGGACCAAACTCACCCTAAGGAAATGAAAATGCAAAATTCCGTCGCAATTAATAAGCCAATTAAAATACCTCAAATGCTGTTCGGATCTGACAATATTAATGACTTTGGTAACCGCGTACAGAGTTGCAGGATGGAAGGTGATTCAATGCAACCGACCATCGAACCATGTGAGGTTGTGGCGTTCGTTGATTGCGGTGGCCGTGCGCTCACTCCTGGCATTTATGTTTATACGATGGATGTATTTGGCCGTCCGTGCCTTTTTATTAAGAGGGTTGAGCCATTAGTTTGTGGTTCATTGAAAATTATTTCGGACAACCATCATTACGAAACCTTCACCCTCAATACCGATGAGCTGAAAGATATAAAAATTCACGGTCGGGTAGTCGCTTCTTTAGCTGTGAGGCGCTTCGTATGACTTTCATTAAGGATAAAACGGCATACAGATCAGCATGCCTCTATGCGTCCTGCGGTTACGAGGTAATCGCTATTCTTTATCTTAAGAAAGCTTATGGGTACTAACTATGAATATTATCGATACCTATCGACGCCGAATTTCTAACGCGGCATTAGCGCGACTCCAGCGTAAGACTGGTGGAAACCTGCTGATTATAAAACTTCCAGATAACAAAATTGAAACCGTAGAAGTAAATGAGCATTTCATCAATAAGTTGTTATTACGGTTTGAAGGATTAACTCGATGAGGGCTTAACAGATATGAGGGTGACTCCACTATCAAAAACGCATATCAAAATGCCATAGAAATGAATAAACACACCGAATACCTGACGGATTCAGGGAAATTAATTATCGACGAACTTCTGAATGAGGTTGTTGATTACGTGAAAAAGAAGCATGTAAGCGGAGGAATTAATTGATGGCAGAAAATAACGATAACATCAAGCAGCTTGTCGCCAGGCTGAAAGAAATCCAGCAGCAATCCAACGTCACGATTCCAGCCTGGATGCTTGATGAAAACCGCTATGGCAAAGGAGCTCTTACTTTAGACGAGCAGCATGAGTGGGCAGAAACCGTCTGTCAGTCAATGCGCAGCACTGTCGCCCTTACCTACCTGATTGAATGTGAAAAACGCTGGGGCCTCCGTGACGGTGAGTATCAGTTTAAAACCGGTGAGTTTGTTTTTGGCTTAACGCGGGAGCTTATAGAGAACCTGCTAATTGAACACGTAGAAGGCGCACTGCTCGAGCAAAAACCACAGGAGCGATATCTGGCTGTCTTCCAGTTCTACTCCGCCAACGATCAGCGCCTGAAAGAAGACGGTCATTCGTGGTTTGCAGAGTTTCTAGACGACATGTTGGTGGATCTCGCCGAGCGGTTAAGAGCTGGCGAAAATCTGCCAGTGAAACCAGTTTTGCATTAAGGAGCAGCGAAGATGGCAATGAAAACTGAATTGGCGCCAGTAGCGGCTCGTGACTTACAGATTATCGAGTATCGAGGACAGCGCGTCGTAACCACGGAGCAGCTGGCCGCCGGGTATGGTACAGACGTGAACAATATCACGGTCAACTATCACCGAAACCAAGGCCGCTTCACTGAGGGTAAGCATTACTTTGACGTCCAGGGTAAAGAACTTCGCGAAATGAAGAACTGGGTATCTTTAAGTAATGCAGTTGGTAAGCGAGCCCGTAACCTGCGTCTTTGGACAGAACGCGGCGCAGCCAACCACGCGAAGATGCTGGAAACCGATCAGGCATGGGGCTACCACGAAGACCTGGTGGAGTTCTACTTTACGAAGCGTGATGCAATCCCTTCGCCGACGACACAGCTCGCTATCAGCCGTAAGGAATTGGCGTTGATGGTTATCGAGGCTGAGGAACGAGCCGAAGCCGCTGCACTGGAAAATAAAACCCTCAGCGCCACCGTGGAAAGCCTGGAGAAGCACTTCACCAAAGGCATGACCATCCCGGCGTTCTGCAAGGGGCTGAACGGCGTCAACGTAAGCAAAATGTCATGGTGGGCTTTTCAGCGGAACTGGCTTTACAACGACCAGCGCGATCCAGAGAAAGATCCACGTTGGCGCGTTGCTTCCTACGCCCGCGATAAGTATCTGACTGAAGAAATTACCAACATCACTCCGCACGGTAAGGATGTATTTAAAAAATACACGCCAGTACTGAAAGAAGCGGGCTGCCATCGCATTTACCAACTTTACATGAAGGGCGAGCTGCCGATGAAAAAGACCTGGAACGGCGAATACAGCCACGACAAAGCCATTTATACACCGGAGAGCAAATAATGTTTATTTATACCGATCTGCTCCGTGCAGCTTTGTGCTGCGTTGCCAACCAGGAGGACAGCCGGAAAATCCTGAGAGGTGTGCATATCACGCCAACTCACATTCAGGCAACGAACGGAGTCGCGGCTGTTTCAATGAAGCATGATTCCAGGCCCGAAATGGAAGGCGTGTTCATCCTGCACGGCGACATCCCAGCCAGCGCAGAAGGAACCGTATTCCAGCAAATTGGTAGCCAGTGGATCGCCTCTCACATGGACGACTACGAGCGACCAGTTGGGCATAACGAGCTCGAACTGGTTGAAGGTAAGTTTCCAGACCTGGGCAAGTTGTTACCGACAGAGGAAGAACCCTGTTCAGAGTTCCCCATTTTTGCCGCTGAATTGCTGGCTTTGCCTTATCGCATGTTTGGCAATGAATTCACATCAATGCCCGTTAATTTCAAACTCTTTGGCCCTGAAAAACCATGCCAGGTACTGTTTAACGTTGCTGTTAACAGCTTCTACGGCGATCCGGTGCTGGTAATCATGCCGATGAAATCAACGGTGTTCGATCTGCACCGTAAGGCGATGCAATCTAAGGGAGAGACCCACTGATGAAACTTGAAATTCACGACAAAGGTGCGGTGGCCACACTAACCATTATTAGTACCGTCTTCGAGTTTCGAAAACACGTCCGGATAGTCGATACCGTCATGATGCGTAATCCTGGTGTGGTAGCCAACCGCCGCGGTTTCTTCCTGATGAAAACAGTCATTTCTGGCCGTTCGAAGGAAATGCTTAGAGCCAATAAAACAGCGGTTCGGGAGGCGACACGATGAGCAAAATTAAGAACCCTGTCGTGCTTATCCATAAGCGCGAAAACTGTGATGCCTACGCCGTTGCGATCACCAGCGGCAGCCAGGACTATCACGACGCCATTCTGATGGCGACCATGGAACCGGATATGACCGGCGATGATGTGGATACCTGGAGCAAAACAGGTTACTACATGGCGGCAGAGATTGAGCGTTTACGTCAGCAACTTATCGCGCCTCTGAGCATTGGCGAATTATTGCAGCGACTGGAATCACAGACTGGAGAGAAATGGACGAATGAGGTTAACGATGTCACCAATGGTAAGCCGTTGACCATCACCCTGCCGGATATCAGCTCGAAGGCATTCTGGAGCGGTACGGGCAAAAACGAGGTATTCCATCCGGAAAGCTATAAGTGCTGGGTGAAAGAAGCTATCGAGCGAGCCTGTGTTATCGCCGGAATCGGCGTGGAGGTTAAGTGATGACCACCACTACGCCAATAATGACCGCCTCCGGATGTGTTCAGTTTCGCCACTACATGGTGACTGTTCACGCTATTGAACGCTATATCGAACGCATTGGTGGCGATGTAGGAAATCTGATCCTCGACCTCAAAGACGCATGGGTATTTGATGCCAGCAAGAAAGGTATTCCCCGCTCTTTGTGTGCTTCTGTCGCGCGCTGCGAACGTGAAGGTGGATACGGTCTCAGGCATGAAAAGGCTATTTTCCTGATAAAACCCAACGCACGCCAGCATGTCATTGTGACGACGTTATCTGCGGAGGTGAAGTAATGCACAAGGCATTCGAAATATGGATGCGCCAAAGGTACGGGAGCCGTTACGACCTTACGCGCGATTGCGACGGTTTCTACTTCCGGGAAGTGGTAAAGCGGATGTTTGATGTGTGGCGCCACTGCCGTGGCCTTGACGTGGTGTGAGGTGGTTATGTCAAATGTGATTATGCTAGTACCTAACGACTGGGTAACTGAAAAAGTTTTGATCTCTGTAACCGGGCTTAAGCCCGGTACCATCACCCGCGCTCGCAAAGAGTCATGGCTTCTGGGCAGGGAATACCTTCACGTCTCACCAGACGGTAATCCGAAACCCTCGAGTGAATGCATGTACAACAGGAAAGCGGTAGATCTCTGGATCGAAGCACAGAAAAAAAATCAACCTGGTGCGCAGAGAGCATGAAAAGAAGTACACTCGTCGACGCTCCTGGACGTCAGGAGGGATTAATGGCCAATGCTTCATACCCGACAGGCGTCGAAAACCACGGCGGTTCACTCCGCGTCTGGTTTGTATATAAAGGCAAACGTGTCAGAGAAAACCTCGGTGTCCCTGACACTGCCAAAAATCGCAAAATAGCTGGCGAGCTTCGTTCTTCGGTTTGTTTTGCGATAAGAATGGGGAATTTTAACTATGCGGAAAAATTCCCAAACTCACCGAACCTTGCCCGGTTCGGTCAGGGTAGTAAGGAAATTACTGTGCTGGAGCTTACCGAAAGATGGTCAGAGCTGAAGAGAATGGAGATCAGCTCAAACACCATGAGCAGGTACGAATCCATCATAAAAAACATGCTTCCGCGCATCGGCGAAAACAAAATGGTTTCTGCGGTGACCACTGAGGATTTGCTGTATGTGAGGAAGGAGTTGATGACGGGTTTTCATGTGATGAAGAAGGATCACCGGACACAGGTAAAAGGCCGGAAGTCGTCCACGGTGAATAATTACATGATGCTGATGGCCGAGATCTTCCAGTTCGGAGCTGATAACGGTTATGCAAAGGAAAACCCGTTTAGCGGAATTAACAGACTCAGGAAGGCTAAAGACGAACCAGATCCACTCACGTCAGACGAGTTCATCAGGTTCATTCAGGCATGTGGCCACCAGCAGATGCGTAACCTCTGGACCGTTGCCGTTTATACCGGAATGAGGCATGGGGAATTATGTGGTCTTGCATGGGAAGATATCGATCTCACTGCGGGTACCATTACGGTTAAACGTAACCTGACCCAAACGTATGAGTTCACCCTGCCAAAAACCGAGGCAGGAACTGACAGGGTGATTTATCTCATACAACCAGCTATTGATGCCCTGAGGGATCAGGCCCAGTTGACACGCCTTGGCCGGCAGTATGAGGTTGAAGTGAAATTGCGTGAGTATGGACAGTCCGTCATACAACCGTGCACTTTCGTATTCAGCCCTCAATGTGTCAAACGTGGACCTCGCACAGGATATCACTACGCGGTTAATTCCATTAATAAAATTTGGGCCCCGATAATCAAGCGCGCGGGTATTCGCTACCGTAACGCGTACCAGTCACGGCATACCTATGCGTGCTGGTCATTATCAGCTGGTGCAAACCCAAACTTTATAGCAACTCAGATGGGGCATACCGATGCTCAGATGGTTTACAAGGTGTATGGAAGGTGGATGTCAGAAAAGAGTGCCGAACAGGTTTCTCTGCTCAACCAGGCTCTTTCACGTTTTGCCCCATCACTGCCCCAAGGCATTGTATCAGCACAGTAGATAGCATTTAAATCAAGTGGTTATCGGTGGTATCGCTACATTTTTATAACACGTGGCACGAATTGCCCTCGACCAGAAAGAGAGCTTATGGTGTGATCGGGGTTCAATAAATCGCTAAACAGGGTATACTCCAGCGGTTTTCTTAGTTGTTTATTGTACTAAACGCTCCCGTGAGAGGATGCTACTGCGCACCTATGACACAATTCGCTTCTCCTGTTCTGCACTCGCTGCTGGATACAGACGCTTATAAGTTGCATATGCAGCAAGCCGTTTTTCACCACTACTATGACGTACAAGTAGCGGCTGAATTTCGTTGCCGTGGCGATGACCTGCTCGGTATTTATGCCGATTCTATTCGTGAGCAGGTGAATGCTATGCAGCACCTGCGACTGCAGGAGGATGAGTACCAGTGGCTCTCCGGCCTGCCTTTCTTTAAAGCTGATTACCTCACCTGGTTACGTGATTTCCGCTATAACCCGGAACAGGTTTGCGTCACCAATGATAACGGTAAGCTAAACATCCGCTTAACCGGTCCGTGGCGTGAAGTGATCATGTGGGAAGTCCCGCTGTTAGCGGTGATTAGCGAACTGGTACACCGTTATCGCTCACCTGAATCAGGCGTCCCGCAGGCACTCGATGAGCTGGAAAGCAAACTAGTAGAATTCTCTGCTTTAACAAAAGATGTCGATATGTCCCGCTTCCATTTGATGGATTTCGGTACGCGTCGTCGTTTTTCGCGCGAAGTACAGCAGGCTATCGTTAAACGCCTGCAGCAAGAGCCCTGGTTTGTCGGTACCAGTAACTACGATCTGGCCCGCCGCCTGTCATTAACCCCAATGGGTACGCAGGCGCATGAGTGGTTCCAGGCTCATCAGCAAATCAGTCCTGAACTTGCCACCAGCCAACGTGTAGCCCTGGCCGCCTGGTTAAATGAGTATCCTGATCAACTCGGCATTGCATTGACCGATTGCATCACCATGGACGCATTTTTACGCGACTTTGGCGTTGAGTTTGCGACCCGCTACCAGGGATTACGCCATGACTCAGGCGATCCGGTGGAATGGGGTGAAAAAGCCATCGCCCATTATGAAAAACTGGGTATTGATCCGCTGAGCAAAACGCTGGTCTTTTCAGATAACCTCGATCTGAAAAAAGCGATTGAACTCTACCGCCACTTCTCTTCCCGCGTACAGTTGAGTTTTGGTATTGGGACACGGCTAACATGCGACATTCCACAGGTTAAGCCGCTTAATATCGTAATTAAGCTGGTGGAATGTAACGGCAAACCAGTGGCGAAGTTATCTGACAGCCCGGGTAAAACCATCTGCCACGATAAAGCATTTGTTCGTGCACTGCGCAAAGCCTTCGATCTCCCGCATATTAAAAAAGCCAGTTAA